CATCAATGGGACTTAACAATAGCACGATGTACTAGATGTGGCGAGGTCGGGACGCAACGAAATAGCCTAAATGTACCATGAATATGAAAATCAAAGATTACATGGAAACTTTTAACAGGCAAAATCACACCTACGTGTATGGCAATCACGTAGTAGGTGATTATGGATAACTAACGTACCATGTGGAGTTATTAGACGAGTCATACTTTAAAGGAAGACATGGAACTGTAATGCCACTTGATCGATCTGTTGAGGCTCAGAAACTGATCAGGTATTTAGAAAATGATAGGGATGAGGATGACAAAGTAAACAGATTGTCATGCAAGAATATCCATCCCAAATAAAGACAAAAGCCAAACCAGAATTTCAATGCTAAAACGAGAGAACCACGTAATCAATAACAAAAAGACATTAGCATGAAATAAAATGACAGGGGAAAAAGAGACAGTAAAGGTAGAGCCACTAGCAAGAAACCATAATTGGTATGGTAGCAAAAATAAAGGTAAGACTCTCTCAAAGAACAATAACGTCAACAGAGTTATCAAGCGAAGAAAACATCAAAGTAACTTGACCAATAAAGAGAGAATACCCGTAATATCAAAAATTAAAACAAATAGTCACAAAAAGAAGAAATTAAAGACGATAAGTCTAATAAGACTAATAACAGTAAAGTCTCTAAAAGAAGTACCCACACCAGGAAATAACACATTTTCAACAAAATTAACGACAAACCCAAGTAAGAAAATGTATTCCTGTATAAAACTAATAGTAATAAAGATGCGACACAACAAAATAATCAGTACGAATTGGGATCAGTACACAGTTTTGACAAAAATAACAAGAAATAGAAAGCATCAAAGTAAAATGAAACATAAAGTCAAAAGAACGGTAAATCAACTTCAGTTGATCAATTCAAATGTCAACAGAGTGAGTATGGAAGACAACGCTCTGAAAGAAACAAAACAAGGAAAATTAAGCAAAGATTGACAAGAAACATAGCAAACACAATAGACAAATTGACTTTTGATAGATCTTACACTACTCAAGTTGAATTATTGGATAGATTACTACCAAAGATAAATGACTCAGCATAAATGATATTAAATAAGAGTAGAGATCCTGATTCATAGAAATAAACGGAAGGATACATACAGTTGACACAAACATACTCTCAATTAAAAGATTACCGTTAAGCATTGTCAGACAATCACATAAAAGAAGCTACTAAGATTATGGGTAGAATGGGTAATATGTAACTATAATATTGCGCCTAAGATCAGTTGACTGCGGAAAGGGACAGATCAGATGTAGAAATCATCATTACATCTAAACCGTTTGACACACGAGGCATACATTATAAGCATTTTCATGAATTTATTAAAATTGATGAATGTTTCGAAACGAAGTTGAAAGATAAATTCGAAGAATCGATAAAACATAATCGATTTAGGATATTGCTTAACTTTGAAGATGCTATGGCCAAGAAGAAGCTACACACGATAACAAAAATAGCAGTTAATTACATTTCAGTTTATACTGATCTTAAAATCAGGCTCTGCCTGAATAATGAGGGCAGTCTTACAGTAACTAATGACCAAAGATAAAGAAGACAATAACACAGGAAATCATTAGCATAATAGTAGTAGCTGGAATCTCAACAGGAAAATAAATAATCGACTTAATAGTAAGGAGTAGTCTAAAAGAAGGAATTACCAGAAAATCTTGACTAATAAGAGACAATTTAGACGCAATCTCAATAAGTGGAAGGAATTATACAAATCAATTAAGCTAGATAAAGATTAGTGTTTGATTAAAATAGCATTGTCCCATCTGAAACAGAGCTTAGTGAAATCTAAACATCTAACGATGGTGATGCTGAAAGAAGTGATTAAGCAAGTTAGTCAAATTCAGTAATAGATAAGATACTTAGTTCTACTTCACAACCACATTCCTCTTCATCATCTGATGAATCAGACGAACCTTCGGACGCAAAATGCTCTGATACTAACACACACGCTTCTGATTTAAAGAAATTGAAGGAGGAACATGCAACAATACAGTTCAAAAGAGGTTAACATTTATAATCATTAAAGAGAATTCACGCAGATTTTGATTATAACTTGTAATTACCCACTGAAAATGGAGTATGCTTCTAGGGAACCTTCGAAGGTGAAATTGTTGACTGGTATGCAAAGACTAAATGTCTTCTAGTTAATAGCAGGATGAAAATGTCAATGAATAACATGTAAAAGATAGCTTACAGACTACCTTAAAATACATTTTACTTTGACAACAAAGCAAGAGCAATGAAACCAATAGATAATCAGAAGGCTTGGGATTTCATTAAAGACAACAAACTGAGACATATAGGGAAAGTTTAAGATCTTGATTTCAATGCTTTTACAGGTCAATTTGAGTTGGATTCAATGGATAAAGAATATCGACTTAAATTAGCATCAAAATTATCTAAGATTAACATGAGCAGACTCTCAGCTACAGAATCCAAACTGGGCATGTAAATCACTGACACATACGACAACATGACTAATCATAAAACTGCTGCAGAAGCAAGAAGACTTATGGTATTATAAATGCATGATTACTGCAGAAAGGTGTCAGATAAACATGGCAAAAACAACGTGGAGATAGTAGTGATCGGTGCTGAAGTGAAAAGAGAATTGTCACTAGCAAGGTACGCCAGCAAAACTTATTTTATGGTATATGACGATGAACATGGTAATGTAACAAAAGAAAAACTACACAAAGTTTAAGATTTTGACGAGGAAATGTACATTGCAGTAGGCTCAGTGAATGATTGGAATTATCTTTCGATGCCTAGCAAACCTCAAAATAAGATTAGATTGTGGGTTATGAGCAATTCTGCTTACTACTTGAGTGTTGATAGATTGATGGATTTCTTATAGGACGGAGATAGACTTATTGTAGCTTCACATTTATTCGGTGCTCAATGGCCTTATTATATGATGGAATAAGGTATGGCTTCAACCATGGCACAAGTTACTGCTACTAAAGTTGATATGTAAGTAAAGGGTGATTCTCAATCCTATAAACATTAAGCTATAAGTTTAGCCAATTACTCCTAATATAAAAGTTATGGAATGATGATACAGGAAACAGAGTCAACAGATCCTACAGTTACAGGTTCTCTAAGTATAAAAGTCTACAAAGCAAATGCAATGAACGATTATTTGCATAAAGGTGCTAACAATCCCATTGTTACTTACGATTCAAGAAAGAAATAGATGATTATGCGTAACCTTTAACTAACTTCTGTGAATAAATAAGGTACAATGATTAAGCTCCCATCTCAAAGAACATCATAGTAAGCGGATTAATATATGTAACCAACATGCCAGCAACACATAATATTCATGGATACTCGAACCAATTCTCAAACAAGTGGTTAACCTGTCATAGTAACACCTCACCAGCAAGTTGCCTATGCATCAGAAACTCTGACAAATGGTTCCATAACCAAAAACATTAAGCAACAATACAGTACGGGTGAATTGTAATGTGACGGAGATGCTTTAAAGAGTAATTTACTGAGTAGAAAATTGAATGTCATGACTTTGGATATTGATTACAATGATTTAATACCAACTTACTCCTAAGATAAAAGGTGGTTGAGATTATTCACTAATTCTGACATATTGGATTACCTTAATAAATACATTAGAGTAATGGTTGAAACATAGAAAGAGTCCTAGATTGTTGATAGTGCTTTCGATGCTAGTGCAAGGAAATCTTACTCCATAAAAGGTAAGGCTGTTAGACTCACGAACTATAATTCACTAGGAAGATGGTTAAAGGGTGGATAACATGAAAAAGAGAAGACTATGCATGATATATGGAAAGAATCTCCAGGGTATGAAGCTATAACCAGGAAAACAGCTTATTTTGCTGCACATTAAATAGCATTACAAGTATTCGTAGGAACACTAGAAGACACAGATTACCATTTCAGGATATTCTAAGATTTGTACTATTATTCTCTAGGGGGAGATTATAAATCTAAAGATATATTTGGAATTCATCTAGTAAACAGGGAAGAATATCCTCTAAACGCCGACAATCCCTGGAATTACATTCAACATTTATTGCGAGGACGTACTGGAATCGTAAAAACACATTATAGAGCGAAATTTGTGGTTTCTGATGATCCGTCACCTCCAGCGAAATAATGGTATACCTACTTAGCATAGTAGAGGATTGATGATGAAAATTAACGCCGATAATTATGTTAAAAAGAATATGATCTTTATTTGTCGGCGCAATAATCTGGAAAACCCTTCCACCCGATTATACCATTGGTGAAGTGCACTAAGATCGAATGCAGTGACACACATGTCCCTAAAGTACCCGTAGCACCAAGACCTAGTAATTACTTGACCTATGCAATGTTGTACGGGATAGATGTAAGTTAGATAGACAAGAAAGCACAGACTGAGAACATCAAAGCTATCGAAGAATTACTTAGAAAGATGGAATAGAAATTAGAGAATTGCAAAAACGAGTAGGAGAAGCAAGATTACTTAAATGAAAACGTACTACTTGATATACCCAAGAATTGCAGAAAGTTAATAGTCCAGCAATTAAAGAAACAAAAATAGCACCTCAAAATAGATTATACCCAACCTAGTAGTAATGATGATTAAATAATCTCTACAGCATAATTAGTAGGAAGAATAGCAGGAGACAGAGCTAAATTGAATTTTAGTTACTGCACATCTAGTATAAATGAAGTGTTAAACAGATTTCTAAACAAGGTCAAAGCTTAAGAATTGCAAGGAGATAAATACGAGTATGTGAAAGTAACAATAATACCAGACTTACACAATGATAAATATAGGTAGTTATTGCAGCCGGCACAAGAAGGCAAGTTAGGTCATATGAATGTATTATTTCCACAACCTAAGCAAGTGTTGGAAGCGGACCATGTAGGTTATTGTAAACTCGATAATGATTATCAAAACAATAAAAGTTCACTAGCCACGAACGATCTGCATTTAGTATACATGATTCTTGACGTATGGGCTGGAGATACACTGTTTGTAGATAATGAATCGTGCGAAAAACATGGTGTCAACT